CGTCAACGTCCATCTCCATATCCTCTTCTTCTTCAAGACGATCGGTTGGTCCTCGGCCTCTGCCGTGACCTCTTCGGGCATCCTCTAAACCGCCACCTGCGGCATCAGATCGAACTTCTTCTAGTTCGTCTTCATCGCGCATACGCATACGGCCTGCGCCTTCTTTAAGTCCCTCAACAAAGCCTGGGGATAAAGGCTCAAGCTTCGCTAGCTTCATGAACTGGCGAACCTGTGACTCGTTCAAAAGTGATTTCTTAGACATTTTTACAAAACTCCTAACATTGTTCGTGAATATGCTGTTTTAAATAGTATTTTCATTTGATAATGTCTTTTTTAATTTCAATAGAGCGCCATCAACAAGTTGCTTTGCCCTGACGATGCTTACGCCGTGCCTTATTCCTATTTGTTCTAGCGTCATCTCGCCGTGCTTATAAACAGCAATATCAGTACAGTTTAAGTCATCCTCATAGTCTAAGTGTAGCCTACATTCCTTTTGAGCACAGGGCACATCGTGTGTATAACATTTTATAGCGCAGTCTTTCATAGTTCTGGTAAATCCTCTTCTAGTATATCAAAGATATTTTCTATATCTTCTTTGGTTAATGCGAGTTCTTGTAACACTTTCTCGCTACTCTCGCGCAACTGGCGAGATTTCGTAACTTTTCTTTTAGATTGAACTTTTTTATTGATTCTGTAATCGTCTAAGAAAGCTATGAATAATGGATCCTGACTTAAATAAGATTCCACGCAATAACGAAAGAACTCGCTTTGTGTTTTAATCTCGTCATAAAACAATCTTATCTTTAAGTTCTCGTGAAGTTTTGAATCGATCGAGAATGATAAAACTGAATGATGGTCAGGAAACTTTTTCATCTTAAAATATGGGTTCCACTTTCGGTTTGCCCACTTGCTGTTTGCCGGATGAAGTGTGCTTTTGCTTGTAGTTCATCAATGGTTCGTGCGCCGGAGTATGATAAACCTGAACGGATTCCTCTTTCTAGATCGTCCAGAATGTTTATTACTGACCCCTTATATGGGATCGTTGTGGCGATTCCTTCCAAAGATGCTGTCTTGCCTCTCCAAGACATTTGAGCGTCCTTTGAAGCCATACCTCTGTAAGCCTTGTGTTTGTTTCCATCCCGACCAATCATAATGTCGCCCGGGGATTCCGTTGTTCCAGCCAATAAAGAGCCCAACATTACAAAGTCAGCGCCAGCAGCAAGAGCCTTTACAATATCACCCGAGTTGCGAATGCCTCCATCAGCGATAATAGGAATCGATCCAGCGTTCTTTGATTTGGCGCAATCAAATATTGTTTGAAGACCCGGAACACCGTGTCCGGTTTGAATGCGTGTTGAACAGATTGAGCCTCCACCTATATTACATCTAACAGAATCCGCACCCCAATCACAAAGATCGTTGTATCCGCCTAAGGTTGCTATGTTCCCAGCCATTATATGAACATCATCACCTACCATCTGCCTTAACTGTCTTAACGCAGCCTTCATAAGAATATGATGACCGTGAGCAACATCAACACATATTACATCGGCGCCTGCTTCATAGCACGCATAGGCTCTTTCAAGGTAATCCCCTGATGTTCCAACTGCGGCGCCTACTAATGAACTTTCTTTTCGAACAGCAGTAACCATACTTGCCTGTTCTTCAATGCTGTTATATCTGTGTAGTATAGCAAGGGCACCTTTGGAATCCATTGCTGTCGCCATTTGCTCTTCCGATACTGTGTCCATCGGGGAGGCTATGATCGGCAGTTCACACTCGATAAATCCTAACTTTGATGATAATGATACTTCTTTTCTTGATTCAATATCTGAAAACTGGGGTGTGATTAATACGTCATTATATGTGAGTGCTTCTTTTATCATTCTATGTTCTCCATTGCTTCCTGTGTTTAGACACTATCTTTTTTCTTAAAACTGAAGTCATATTCTAGTGTATTTTCACACCGAATATTGGTATCAACAATCTTGCGGTGTTCTTCACAATCACCAGATAATTCCAAAAGGTTTTGCTTACATACAGAAATATTGTCTTCCATAATATCAAGTCCATAGAGAGTCTTTAAAGATTCTGTGCTTGATAGACCATTGTCTAATCTACGACGTAAAATCTCTACTAAAAATATGCCTTCCCCTACACTAGGTTCACAAATAGTTTTTGAGGAATCTGTAAAGTATTCTTTTGGTAGCTTGTCTAAGATTTCATTTACTAACTCTATTGGAGTAAAGATTTCTCCGTTGGTGTATTTTCTAATTTTATTTCTCTGGATGGTCATCTTATCTCCAAGTAATTGTCTTTTTAATCTCTTCAACTTCATCACTATTTAAATCAAAAAAATCATAAATCTCTCTTTCGCTTAATTTGTGTGTCATTGGGATCTTCGGCAGTTTTCGTAGTAATCTTACGCTATTCCAATTGGCATATCTAAAGCACTCATTTATATAATCAAACACAATATTATTAATGTTATGCAGCGCTGTCGTGGCTTCTACATCTTCCGGAATCAAATAATAACAGAAACTTTGCGTTACTCCATATGTGCTCAAACTCATTCTTCTAAAGTAAGTTGTAGTTGGAATCAGTACTTTTCCTTTTCCTTGATCAATGTGTCTTGTGTTAAACCAATAAAGCTTCGAAGGCGTATTTTGTACAGGATATATGAAATTATCTTTTTTCTCATTTCTCCATCGATCTTTGTGAACGCTGTGATGTTTGGTGTTGTTTACGATACCAAGTCGCTCGTGGTTTTGGTGTAAAACTTTATTTACAATCGAAACAGATACAGAGGATATATTTCTTGGAAATGCATCGACAACACAAGAATTAATATCATAATTTCCAACTGTAATTTGCCCATTTATTTCTTTGTTAATAATTTCTGTTTTACCTTGATACGGTTTTTTACCCATAATAAAATATGAAAATGTTGACCCGACGCCCGGAAAGTGGCGGCGGCATTCATCTTTATTGACAGACTCTAGGTTGTATGGAAGAAAGTATTTTGTCAAGAGCTGGTTTGAACCCATCCATGAGGATGGGATAACCAAAGATAGGTGACCTTCATCATTTACCAACTCTTCAATTCCTAAGGCCAGAAAATCTCTCCATAAGGTATTCTTCTTTTCAGTGTGTTGGGAATTTTGATACGGGGGGTTTGTAATCACAAGATCAAATTTCATTTTTATATTCTCCTGGGCTTCTTCTATCATTCTATGTTCTCCATTGCTTCCTGTATTGTAGCCCAACAGTCTGGACAAGTCAAGCGAACTCTCTCGCTTTTTATTACAACTTGCCAAGTTTTAACTGTTTCTTTGGTTCTCTCAAAAGGAGTTGAACAAACGCAACATTCCTTTGGGTGCTTACCAAAGTTGGCTGCTTGCTTTTCAAGTCTTTCCTGAACTACTTTCCTGTTCTTCTTTTGCTTTCCCGGGATGTGGCGTCTTATCTTCTTCATTGATCTTTAGAAACTCTCTGTATTCTTTGTTTATCTTATCATAGTATTTTGTTTTGCGCAAGGACTTGTGCGCATCATTTAACACTTTTTTGTGTGCGACATTGATCATAAAACAAGGTGCTTTGGATCTTGGATTGAATCCTTCTACTTCTACCTTATCATTTGGATTAAAGCAGATTGTCTTGTATTCGTTCATTCCAAGTCTTTTTAAGATCTTATTAACAAGCGCTTGTATAACTTTGGTTCCATCAGCATCCATATCGTGAGGAAAACAAATAAGAGTGCTATCATAATCAGATTGCTGGAATTCTTCTAGTAGATCCTTTAATCCTTTGTCGTCCTCACCCAACATTGCGATCATTAACTTATCGTTCGCTAACTCTGGCGCAGCAAAAGGGCACGTTGCGATATTATTAAACTCTGGTCTTTTTTGATCCAGAACCTCATTGATGTAATCAACTACTTTTTCTTTGTATGAACTCGACATAACGATTCAAATACCATTCTGCTTTCTTTAAATCTTCAATGTTGTTTTCTGATTTCTTGCCTGCTCTGGAAATGTATTTGACGACATTACCAAGATGAAAGTTTAGATCCCAGGCTTCAATAACTTTGATTGCTTCGTAAGGATTGCTCTCGCCGCCATAATGGTCTGGGTGATTTACTTTTTCACTCATTCTTCGTTCTCTTTTCTTTTCTTGAAATCTTGCAGTCCTTTTATTGCGTTGTCATAAGCATAATCAGTGTCTATATCACTGCCGTCAAACCAATACCAGATAAATGGTGTTCGCCTATTTCCTGTGTGAAACTCGTAGAAGATATAGTACTTGCCTGAGTGTTTTTCAAACTCTGGTGTGACTTTCTCTTCTCCAAGATAAATGCCAATACCGGCGACTGTGGCTACTCGGATGCCGTCCTCGCTGTCAGGGTCTCTGACAAATCCGCCACCACCAACTCTGCATAAATCACCCGACTTCA